TTGTAGAACCAGTTTTTACCATCCGGGATAACCTCTCCTGTAGTTTCAACTTCGATGAAAAAATCATGTCCCCTGAAACCATCCAGCACCTCAATAAGAAACTTTCCTATTTCCTCCAACCTAGCGATATCTGGCTGCCCGTTATCAACCGTATTCGGAACACCAGCAGGAATAGCCGGTAAGTTGGGAATATGAAGATTGACATTGATTATGTTTTCAGTGATCTGAGTTGCGGATGGTACAATACAATTTATTACGATATCTTCCTTCTTGGAATTCAGAATACGTAGGATCAATCGGATTTCGCCTGTAAGTCCAGTATTACCTGATACATCAGCAAGCTCTAAAGCTTCTTTGACATCCTCCATCGAACCGATTGCCGTTTTAATTGCTTTATCCATTACTCAATAGTTCCAATTTCATTAAAAGCCTCTTTCAATATGGAGTTAAGGTTTGTCGTAGCGCTCAGCAACACATCATATCCTTTACCCTGCACCCAGCTCGCATAATCCATTCCCGACATTAGAACCACTCCCCAGCCACTCGATTCCCTTAGCTCAGCCAGAGCGAGGGAAAGCCCTTCTTTTAGTCCTGTAACCTTGTCAGTTCCCTTATCACTTTCCCTAAAATCACGATGAACGACTTGACCGTTATGGTAAATAATGAATCCAGTGGAGCTGTTTAGATTTCCAGTATGATCTTGATAAGGTACACCTTCCATCTTCTTACGGACTTTTTCAACTCCCACACTTAGGACCTTAATAAGATGTTTTAAAGTTTCAGCATCAATCTCCTTCTGTATCTCTTTCGCTAAAACATTCATATCAGTGACAATCTCCAATCCTATCTTCATCCTAAATCCTCCCGAAGCAATGTAACTGCCCAATATGAAACTCCATTAATTCCTGCTGACTTACGAACTGGCATCCTGATAGATCAAAAGCATCAATCAATGTTGCGGTTGGTATAGGCTCTGTCCCTTCAGGGAATGCTATATCATACTGAAACAAGATCTTGTTACCATCCTGACCAATAAAATAACGACCGCCATAGCTAGGCTTAAAACGGCATTTGACCTCATTGGTAATTCCACCAAGATCATTGTATTTCAAAGTATCGGGATATTGTTCAAAATCTACCATAGGTCCGAAGTACTTTCAATCACAGGTTCATTATCTAGTTCATTGGGAACATCCCAACGTTTAAGCAGAATAGAGCGAAGCTTTAACCAATCATCAACGTCGTTCTGAGTAACTTGAAAATCAAGTTCCTTGATCGACTTGCGGCTCGTACAAATCCAAAAAAGAAGCCCTGCAAGAGCTAAATCCATCTTCTTACTATTTTCCTCGGTAGTAGGATCAAAATCGTGTTCAGGATCTAATCCTGCTTTTATCAATTGAGTTGATAATACTCCGTCCGGGACCTTTTGACCGAACTCAAACTGCAGGGCTTCTTTGTTATTCATGATCAGATATTATCTATGATTTTTTTACTAAACCGCGATCGATAAGATTTGCCAAACGGTCCTCATCGAAATGAGAAACATCAGCACCCCGATCATAAACCTCACCATCATCTTTCTTCGTGTTGCCACGGAAAGGATCGATAACTACGAATTTTGGCTCCGATTTCTCAGCTTTACCTTTACCCTTCTTAGCAATATCTTCTTTGAGTTTCTTGATTTCAGCTTCCAAAGCGGTGATCTTTTCATCCTTCTTAGCAGATTCGGCTTTTAATTCACCATTCTCCTTTTGGAGATCTTCGATCAGTTTAGCATTTTGGTTGTCCGACGGTTGCTCTCCGCCTTGAGCTCCTCCTACTTTAGGAGAAGCGGCTGGAGCATTTGCCCCAGCACCCTCAACTTTAGTTCCTTCAGCCGACATATTATCCACCTGGTAAAATAGTTTTTAGAATGAAAATTGATTTTGCATTGTTCAATACTGGCGTACAGTAAGCGGTTCCTTTTGTCACCACAGTGATAGGATCTTCAATACCCCAAGTTTTGATCAATACAATACCCGATTTCGTTTTTGTCGCAACACCTGCTTCTACATACTCATCAGCAGAAGTCGTATGTTGTGTATTTCCAAGCTGCTCAGTAACCGAGAAAGTTACGTTTCCTGACGCCCAGCCCGTGACAACAGTTTGTGTCCCATTTTTAGACTCTTGAACCATCTCTGATTTCCAGATTTTAAAGATTGGCAAACCTTTAGAACGCAACGCTCTATTGATTTCCTCCAATCCAGGCTCTTGCTGTAATCCCAAAGCATTTGCAACATAAGTCGCTGTAAACTTTTGAATACCGGCATTCTGAGCAACTAAATCAACGGTTGATTCTTCACACCATGCAAACTGAGGGACAGGCAAGTTGGCTAATTTAGCCATTGCCTTAACCTTCCTAAGGTCGCCGACAATATCAGCTGTAGGATCAGTCCAGTTTTTCGTAGCGTTAACAAAGTTGGTTGAAGGGATACCGAAATCAACATCGGTAGTCGTTTGGATCCCCTGTTCATTGTTAACTTGAGTAAGACTGTATTTACCCGTTGATGCAATCTGTTTCGCTAACCACTCATTACGAGCTTCAACCAGATTAACAGCAAAAACTTGATCTTCATAATGCCAGTCCAACACACGTTTTGCTGCTTCTCTTCGTGTAGGTCCTGCGGGCAAACGACGAACTGCATCTTCAAGTTCTCTCAATGTATTAAAATCTGTTTCGACTTTGTCTCTCGCCCCTTCAATCTTTGGCATATCACCACTAATTGTTGTTGGGAGATTACGTCCGAAACGCGGTGATGCACTATTGAAGTCAACGACAGCACCCATTACCTTAGCGCCGAATTGAGCTTCAATAGCCGACCATTTTAACGTTGGCTGGTACTGAAGAGGAAATGCCGTCTGGTATTGAAGAGTGTCAAAGGGAAAGGTTGAAATGTATGCTTGTGCATCCGCTTTCCTAAATTCCGGCACCAATTCTTGTACATTTATCATTTGATAAGATTATACTTTAATTAAACAAAAGTGATTCTTGGAAGAGCCTCAGCCAATTCAGCTGCAATTGCTTGCAATCCTGCTGATAGTGCTTTAATTCTTACTGTACCACTGATAACTACTCCATTTGCTAGGGTATTACCATCAGATACCTCTGATGCCCTATGCGTAAAACCCAATGGTTTAATAGGTCCATCGACTGCAGTCAATACTTTTCCAATACCGGTGGATGCCTCCCGACCAACCAAAGAGCCTTCTGGAACATATCCATCAGGGTAATCTGCTTTAGCTACGTCGAGTGTCATTCCACCAGGAAGAGTATCAATTACGTTCTCGAAAACGACCTTATTGAAACCTTGGGTACCTGATCTTTTTACTCCTTGTAATCCCATCTAAAAGATTATTGTGCGCCAACTTTTGCCTTAGCAGCAGCTTCGCGCTGGTTAATAATTTCTTGCATTGCAGGAGACACCTCGTCATCCTTCAATTTACCACCTCTGCCACTTAAAGACGGAGCATCCGCACCTAAACCAGCATCCGAAGCAGCCTGAATTTCATCAGCAACATCTTGTTCAATATTTGCTAAGTAATTATTGAATTCGTCATCGCTTTCTAATTTCAAAAGCTCGAAATCACGAAGAGTACGGGTTTTAAAACGATCAGGTGCTTTGTCTAATTTGGCTTCAAGTTGTTGGCGTCTAGTTTGGGCAACTGAGCCTTTTTGGATTGAGGAAATAGTGCTTGTAAGGGTTTCAATAACCTTATTTTGGTTTTCAACATAAGTATTGAACCATGAAGGTGCTTGATCACCTGTTTTACCTGCTGCTTTAGCAGCTTCTTCCGCTGCAGCCTTCTCTTCTGCTTCCTTTTTCGCCTTGGCTGCTTTTTCTGCATCTTCTTCCTCCCCTGCTTTGCTTTCCGCGTTGCGTTTAGCATCATCCAGCGAGGCCATTTCCTTGAAACTAAAAATCTGGTCTAGTTTGTCTATCTCACCGTCGATATCGTCTTCGTTAGTTACGATTGCATCTAACTTGTCCGCTAGTCCGTTGATTCTGACATTTGAAAGGTTTGCGGCACCCACAGCGGTTGCCTTAGCTTTCAATTTTGCGATAATCTTTGATTTAAGTGACATAATTTTGTGATTGTGAGTCAAGTCCGAGTAGCTATTTCGTGCCTGCCTCGTTTAAAACTTATAATCACAAAATTATATTAAGTTATCCGTTTAGATAACAAAAAACATGATGCAAACGTATAATTTGCATTATTTATCAAAATTTTATAAACCCTTGATTTCCGTTTTGAAAATTTAATATACTATGAATTTCCTCTCTTACCAACTCTATATCAAATTCATAATATCCCCTGTTTAAAGCTAGTAGTTCATTAATTTTTGATAACATTATACCTTGATTAAACCACATTTGAGGGTCAAAATTTAGTTCAAAAACTTTATCTTGGTAATCACTTTTTAAATCGATTTCTACATGATAATAGTCTGGCGGAAATTTCTTTTTTATATATTTCCTTCCCATACTAAATAGAATTTCAGAAATATCTCCTTTAATATTACTATAAATTGACATAAATGTATTTAAAGAAAATCGCGGCCACGTAACTATACCTTCTGTTCGCCAATTAAGAATTTGACCATTATGTTTATCGTTACTTAAATCCAACTTATGTAGATCCATTAATATATTGTCATCTATTTCTAACTCATCTTCTTCTTCGCTTAGGTTGTCAAGTTCAAATGCACTATGTATTTGTAAAAAAACTGGATTACTATCTTGAGCAATTTTGATTTTTCTAAAGAAAAGATGATCAACTCTTGTTTTAATTTCGTCGGAATTTCTTCCCATTTGAGAAATTGAATCTTCATAATAAGATATATACTCTCGTAAAAACTCTAATTCTATAATATTTCTAAAAGATACTGGATCAGTATCCGCATAAAGTTCAAGTGTATTAAAGTAGTATCTTAAGGAATTGTGATTGTAAATTTTTAATAAAATAGCTGATTGTTCATTTTTGGAATCCATAAAAATAAATTGTGATGCAAAATATTCTTGAAGAGACCTATGATTCCACTTATAGTAACTTCCGTCCTTTGAGAAAAGTGGTACTGATTTTAAAAGATCTTCTAAAAAATCTATCGGCTTAAAAGTACTAATATTGTAATATTTCTTAGCTTCAGATATCACAGATAAGATCTTATCTTTACTTTCGAATTCTACCTGTTGAGATTGAAAACAATCAAAACCTACATAACGAAGAATCCTATGAAAATCCTCAGTATCTAAATTTGACTTTTTTGGACGTGAATAAGCTCCTCCCTTTGTCAGATCATGAGCCTCGAAGTTTGCGTCATAAACTTGTCTATAAAATTGATTCTTTCTTATAGGAATTTTATTTTTATACTCGAAAGCACGATAAAGCAAAGAAGTTAAAAGAGGATTTTTCAAGAAATCTTTTAAACCAACAAATTGGGGTGATTTCAATTTTTTAATCAAAAGATCTGATACCTCATTTGATCTATCATATTTTTTAATCAATTTATATGATTCCTCTTCTTCCAATCCATTTATATAAAATTCCGCAAAGCCGCCAAATTCAACTAAACCAGGCTCAGGTCGCGATGTAAGGAAAAATCTATTTCCGTTGAAATAATCTTCAACAAATTTGTCTATAGCATTACTAACATTTGATTTTTGAGCATCAGTCACTTCATCGTATCCATCAAAGAAAAAAAGAAATCCACCATTTTCAAAATGATAATTCACCGCTAGGGCATCTGAACTATCTTCTTTCAATTTAAGTTCTTTGAGGATGTAAGAAAACAAAGATTCTGCTCCTTTTAATCGTCTCAATTCAATAAGAAACGGAATTCCTAAATTCTGTTAGATAGATGAAAAATACAACTTTTTCAAAATTGTTGATTTACCCATACCTGCTGTATCAGTAATCAATACTGATGAATGATTTTTATATAAATCATCTGGATAACAATCTATACAGAAAGTTTCTTTCTCGGAAGCTATTGTCAAAGGCACATAAATTTCGTCCAATAGAACACGTCGATTACCTAAAACTATTGTATTTATTATCAATAACTTAGTCATCCTCTTACGAACGTAAGACTGAAGAACTAGATTTATATCCTTTTCTATATTATGTTTTTTTTTAAAAACCTCATCTAAAGTTTTCCCCACTAGAACTTCAGCTATTTTTGCAAATAAGGCGGCTTTAATCTCTGTTTCACCAGTCATATAATTGAAATTAGTAATCAAATAAAGAAATAAAAACTTACAAATCGAAATTTTCCTTGCTTTAAAAATATGATTAGGCACCTACTTAATTTCCACTTCTTGTGAGTTCATCGCCTCCTCCTCGATCTGCTTAAGCTCTTCCTCTGCATTTTTGGTAAAAGGAGAATAACCAACAGCGGACTTCTGAGAAAGAACCTTAGCGCCCCCGGCAGCCTTTTGGAGCAATCCAATAGTCTCAGCGTCATCATTGATGCGGTAGATAGGAATGTCATAGGTGATCGACAATGATTGTTCAGCCTTAACAAGCGAAGTATCAATAGCAGCCGCAAATGCTTTATTCAAATTGATATCGCGTTGAGTACACTGACCATATTCACCATCAATCTCATCTTGAGCAGCTAAATGTGGATCCATGAAAACCCGATCATAAGCCACACCGGACTGAGCCCCAATGCCTTTCAGATCTTCCATTGCCATTTGCGGAGTTTGGGTACATGTAAAGATGAATTTAACAAGAGTATCAATCTCAAGCTTTACCGCTTCGGTAGCCTGTTCCCAGGTTACATACTTAGCATCACCATTATCGCCTGTAATTTGTAGACTCTTACCTTGCTCCCCTTTTTCAAGGACCTTAGCTCCTACTTTACCAAGCATTACAAATACTGGTGAAGCATGATAATCGTTGGTGTCACCAAAATTGGAAAGAAGCGTTTCAAGTCGAGAAATAGATTTCTGAACATCTGCCCAGGGTGGTTCTGGTTTAGAGTAATAGACAACAGGAATCTTTTTGTATGTATGAGCAATTGAATTTTCGAGAATCCATCCAGCATCATTATCCGCTTGTTCGCCGGTACGGGCTTGACGAAAATTTAGAATGAATGAGTCCGAATAGATGTCTAGGCGTTTGTCTTTTTGCTTTGCTTTTTGGGCCAGTTCAGTTGTATCAGTAATACCTGAAAGTTCGGAAAGGCCAAGAGGCGATTCATAAGCCACACCGAAATAAACCATATTTCCAAGATCATCAAATACTGGTAGCAGACTATAACCAAGTTGCGGAGACAGGATCTTACACCGCATTCTGAAGTTTCCTTTCGCGCCAATGGCTTTCCAATATTCTGGATCTACCGGTTCAGAATACCAAAGCTTTGC